ACTTAACTACACCACCAGTTATTGCCGAGATAATCCCTACGAGTGCTAGTACAACATCTGATAATTCCATTCATAATTCCTTATGTCTTAGGATAAGCAGCTTTAACTGCGTGACTCGTACAAGAGTCCAGCACCTAATATTATTATTTGAGGGGTAAAGTTTAAGAGAATAGCACCTTCTTTCCATTTAACACCTACTATCGTCCATAATACAGCACCCACCAAGTGTACAATTATATTATATGGGTACATTGACGGGATTGTGTGTAATACTATAGCCACTAAAATAATAAAAGCACTTAGGTACTTTAAGTACCATACCCACCCATTATTCATTTAATAAACCTCTAATTCTGTTTGTTATACCTAGCTTGTCAAAGTGTAAAGCGAAGTTTGTAGCTGTCCAAGTGCCATATACTAGGGCATTTGGCTGCAAAGACTGTCGTTTATAATTAAGACCCTCTGTCATTATTTGTTTGAACAACGGGTTGCACTTGGATGATTCTAATCTTTGAATCGCATTTTCCTTAGCATACTTCCAAAACTCCGTATCCCAAGTAGAGCCTGCATAGTAGTGCAACATTATCATGTCTTCTGTATGTTTTAATGCGTTGGTGTAATTAGCATTTAGAGTTGTAGTAAGTTCCTCGCCCATAATCATATCAAACATATTTCTATTACACATATCCATAGCCGCTGTACTTGTAGCCTCTAATGGCTCTAGGAAAAAAGAAGAATTACCACTATATCCTACACGACCATCAAAGTTATCTTTACGGTAATAGCTATCAAATTCAATATAGTTACCATCTTCACCTGGTTTAACATTGTATTCTGCAAAGATTTCTTTAATATCTCCCGCAATCATTTCAGGCGTTGCATAATCTCTGTTATAAATATAACCAATAGATAGCCTGTTACTTAAAGGTACCCCAAAAACCCAACCATAAGGTCTAGCTATTGTTAATGTATGGTTAAATCTTGGCATATCCCACGGGCATTGCCACACTCTAGCTGTATTAACAACCATGTCTGACATGACAAATTCTTCGCCATATTCTTTAGGTCTTCCACTACAATCGAATACAAAGTCAGCGTCTACATTATCTATATTACCAGCGTGAGTATCCTTAATAGAAACTTTATCTGTTAAATATTCTAACCCGTATTTGTGTAACAGCCCTGCCTGAAAGTGATACCCAACAGCGCCTGCTGTAAAGTCATGATAGAACTCACCTTCCTTACCCCAACCCGACTTATAGATACCTGTCTTAATACTACCGCCTAGTTTCGGAAGCATACTAGGAGTAAACCCTGAAGTCTCATAAAGAGAACTAGACAAGAGTATAGTAGACCCCTCTCCTACTGATTGAGTTGGGATTGAATCATCAAATAACCACTCAATCTCAAACTTAGATTTATCAAGATAGTTGTGTAGATGTAAAGCACCTAAAACACCTGCTGTACCTCGCCCGACTATAGCTATTTTCTTCATGTAAATGTATCAGTAGTCCACTCTAGTGTAATCTCACCTGTCTTCAATACAGTGGGTATTAATATTGGAGCTTCCTCAGTAAACTCTTTTTCTAAGCCAAGAGCAACTTTCTTACGCTCGAGATAAGCTTCCACTTCCACCTTCAATGCGTCTGATGATTCTTTGGTAACTGCTTCACATACAACTTTAATAACCGAAACTCCTTGTGATTCTTGTACTAAAGCTATTTCAATAGCTGAATAATCAATAATACCATCACTATCAGCATCTCTTTCCACTGCCTTATAGTGTAGGTATTCATTAGGTTGTCCACCGCCACCGTGAGTAACATTACTTCCTGATACTAATTCAATAGTATGTACTACTGAATACATAACTTGGTTATCTGAGTTAAAAGTAACCTCTAATTTATCTTCTGCGGTAAATGCACTTCCGCTAATTCTTCTTGCTGTTATATTCATAATAATTTCCTTTAACTAATTTGTCCTGTATTGCCTGCTAATGCTGAACCTGCTGAACCGGATGCTGAACCTGATGCACCTGCTGCACCACCAGCACCACCAGCACCTTGATTACCACTTTCACCAGCATTACCAGCTATACCTCCGTTACCACCTGCACCACCATTACCAGCACTACTACTACCACCAGCACCGCCTACAGTAAGAGAACCAGCAACTCCACCTTGGTTACCACCTAGTCCACTAGCAGCACCGCCACCGCCACCGCCACCACTAGTACCTGTCCATGGTATAAAGTCGTCACCTCCAGAACCACCACCGCCACCTCCGCCAGGAATAGAAAGAACACCAGCAGCGCCTGCTGTACGTGTACCCGCTGTATCAAAGATTACTGATAAGTTATTATCTGCTGTTTGTGAATGGTAAAAAGCATCACCACCATCCTGTGCTGAAGTGGCTGAACCTCCGCCACCTGCTGTTCCTGCCCCTCCGGGTAGTCCCGCACTAAAGCCAGTACCAGGGTTACCATCACCACCATTACCACCAGTTGCACCATCAAAAGCACCTGTAGCATCTACACCTGCTGAACCTACAATAGAGCCATTATTGGTAATATTAATCGTAGTACCTGATGCCCAACCCGTATCTGTTTTCATAGCAGGGATGCTAGTTGCTGATGAGCCTACTGTAACACCTGCGTTAATAGTAATAGCAACATCTGTTGCCTTATCTGCACCTGCTGCTAAAACAGCAGCACCAATATTGTAATCATTAGTATTTGAGGATATGATTAACTCCGTAGCACCACCAGCACCAGCAGCAATAATCATCCCTTTATAAATAAAAGGCATTATGCGAACCCAGTGCCGGATTGCATACCGTACCAATTAGTGCCATCTGATACAAATACATAAATATCAATACCACTGTCTGCTGTTGGTGCTGAACCACCGTTCCATTTAATCGTACCTACCCAAGTGATACTCGTAGCAGTTGCGTGAATAATTGTGAAATTCTTACCTGCTGTGGCAGTTGGCATAGTGATTGACATTGTGCCAGTACAAGAGTAAACAGTACCATCAGCAAAAGCAGGGGTAAATGAGGCTGACTTAGTTACTTGAGTTTCTGTGATACCTTTTAAAACAGTTGTACCCGTCATAGTACCACCGGATTTAGGTAACGCATTATCAGCAGTAGTACCTTGAGCGGCTGTGGCATAGTCCGTAGTATCAAATGCTTTAACCGATGCGAGATTGGTTACTTCACTATCCATTAACGCACCTGCTGCGGTTACATTTGTTACGTCTGTTACGTCTGCACTGGCTTCGATGCCATCTAGTTTAGTATTGTCAGCGGTAGTAAAATTAATCTGTGATAACTCACCATCCTGAACAGAATAAGTAGTATTGGTATCTACATCGGTTGCCCAACTTAATACCGCACTACCGTTTGTTTTTAATAATTGCCCTGCCGAGCCATCTGTTGTAGGCAAGGTTAAAGCAACACCGCCTGTACCACCTTTAATTTTATCGACCGTAATTGTACTAGCCATGTTTTTTACTCCTTATTAAATAATTGTTAATTCACCCGTGCCATCTACCGTCCAAGTAGCCGTTCCAGATACCGTTATTTCACCAATCAACATATAGTTTTTCGTGGCAACTAAAGTGTTGGTTTGATTTGTACTTATGTTGTTTGGATTATCAAACGTGTCACCTGCTGATAATGAAGCACCTGATACTGCCTCCCAAACATTATCCCCTCGAAGGAATGTAGTAGCACCTGCTGTACCAGTAGCAGATAACATTGCAATATCTACCGCCCCTGCTTGAATAGTTGTAGCTCCGTCAGCGGATGAAACCACGTCACCTGAGTGATTCGGGTGTGTATATACAGTATCTGTATCTGGTAGGTTAGCAATAGTAATCTTCTTAGAAGTACCACTATCATTGATTAGTAATTCTTCTGAGCCAGAAGGACTCGTCTTTGCGGTTAATGCCGATACTTTTATTGAGGACATAATTTACTCCGTTCTAATATATTCAGGTGTTGCTGTTGAAGATGTTTCTGTTCTAATATAATAATTACCATCCTCTGTTTGTATTTCTAATTCTGTACTCTCAAAAGGGTCAAAGTCTCTCTGCCATTGCCTGCGATTAGCAAGCATAGCTAAAGTCTTAGCTTTTCTCCAAGGTAATCTACTCATAATCTAAACAACTCTCTTCTTCTACCAATATTCTGTCTAGTTTTAAGTGCCACTAGCTCATCTTTCATTTTCTCTGCCATAGGTGCAAAGCTTCTAATAACCCTTGCATCTTTTCTTGGAGCTATCTTACCTCCATGAGATTCATAAGTGCTTGATTTAGCTGAACTTTGTGAGTCACTTGGGGTTTTAGTTGAAGTATGTTTAACTTCATACGTTGTAGCCTCAACCTTACCTTTTTCATTATTAGATTTAAGAGAACTACCTTTGTATGTAGGAGCTTTACCTTCACTTTTTACTGAGTCTAGTTCTTCTCGTGGATTCATTAGGTCATCTAACATTTCCATTAGATTATCAATCTCTGATTCTTCTTGAGGTTCATCAGCAAATCTCAAAGCGTTAGCTTCCATATAATCTTCCCTGGACATACCATCACTATCTGTATAAGTTTCTTCTAGGATACGAGACCATATTTCTCTAAGTTTAGTTTTGAATCTATCAATCTCTAGACCGCCTCCAGCCATAGTAGAATCTGATAATATATCTAAATGTGGACTTCCGCAACTCATTAACTTCTCCTAGTCATAGTTCTTACCTACAGTTTTGTTTCTATGGTTTTCTCTCAAATTCCACTTATGCCTATCAGCACCAAATGAACTATAGTCTTTACCATATTGGAAATTAGTACAGAAGGTTTGTTCATAGTAGGAAGGTTCTCCACAGTCAGAACAGACTTGTGGTTCTTCCCTATCATCGTACTTAACTATCGATGATGTGGCGTGATTGTTATTACACGTATAAGTAAATAATGGCATAACTAATTATAATTAATTCAGAATAGCACCCTTATCTTAACAGGTGCTACGTTTAACTAACTATTAAGCTGAAGGAACTGCGAAAGCAACACCAGCATCATCACGGAGTTCTGCAACACCGAAGATAGTATCAGCAGTAAACAAGTCACCTAAGTATTCTTGCTTGTACTGAGTCTGTGAACGAACACCTACTTGTTCAGCAAATACTAACGAGTCCTTATGCAACATTAAACCAATTCTAGCAGTAGTACCAGAAGAAGGCGTAACTGTTGGACAATTAGATGTTACATATACATCAACACCATAAATCATACCAATCTTACCAGTCTTAATCGCATCACCAGAACCAATGAACTGTTGCTCAGTGAATCGGTTGATACCTAACAAGTCGTTAGAAGCGATTGGAGGTAGAACGATAGAACGATTATCCATAGGAACATCAGCATCGTCTAATGTAAGAATCATTCTACGGATACCAACATCTGTGATGTCAGTAGCACCACCACCAGAAGTAGCACCAGCAAAAACAGTAGTACCATCACCACCTCGAACAGCTGTCTCCCATAGAGCAGCACCAGAGCCACCTACAGTACCACCTTGGAAACCTTCACCTAATGCAAATAAGCTATCATCTACTTGATTAGCTAGTGCGTGACCAGCATCATCAGTATAGAACTTACGCATTGAAGCAAGTGATTGCACCTCAGCAATATCTTCGATTAATTTTGAATATTCATAGTGTTTGTCAATGCTTACATTAACAATACCAGCAGTATCTGCAATCAACGTAAC